GTGGAATTGACCTCCCCATCGGTGATGGTGGTGCCTTTTCTATAGCTTGGAACGACATTCTTCAGAAGGATATCTCCAGTGTGAACTGGTCCGTTAGAAGGTTCGATCATTCGGTTGAGGTTGCTAACTGGAACAGCGCAGGATTTTGGGAGAAGGTTCTCCTCCTTGGTCCTGTCCTTGCTGTCCGCAATGATCACGGTACCCGTTATACGACCTGGTCCGACGAGCTTCCCATGTGCACTGTCATGTGGAAGGTTCGCGGCCAAGGTTGCATAACAATCCGTGGGAGGTTTACTGTTAAGAAAGGTGAGCATAATACTTACGTTTCTTTCCGTACTCCTTGGGATGAACGCGGTTCCCGTCTTTCTTGGAAAGATGGTTTCAACAGACATCCCTCACTTGCGAAGGTTACACCTCTTTGTGAGAAAGGGTTTAAGGTTCGAGTGGTTACTGCCCTGGAGACGGATACCGTCGTGCGTGGTCATGCACTTCGGGATCTCATCTGGCCCTTCGTCCAGTCGTCCAATATCTTTGATATTGGAGACGACTTACAGTTCGAAGGTACCCAGATCCAGGACAACGAACTCATCTTGTCTGCTGACCTGTCCCGTGCAACTGATGTTGTTGGACCAGGCCTTGCTTTGGGTTTCTTTGAAGAACTCCATCGCAAGAGAGGAGATGTATTCGACCATAAGTGGCTCGAATTGGCCAAGGATGCTTTTGGTCCTTATGACGTACGTTATAAAGACGGAAAGCGCCTTGTGTCGAGCGCCGGCTGGTTAATGGGACACCCTGCAACATGGGTTGTCCTTTGTCTTGTCCACTATGCCATTGCTGACATAGCTGGATTCGACGGCCGGATGCGTATTCGTGGTGATGATCTGATTGCCGTTGGCACTCAGGACAACATCGACGAATACTTCGCACTTATGGAACGATACTTCCTGATCAACAAGAAGAAGTCGTTTGTATCTGCACATGGAGGTGTTTTCGCCGAACGCACGTTTGTGCGTCGAGGAAACTCCATCTGTGAACTTTACCATGCAGCCCCACCTCGTGGTTGGCTGTACGGTGAGCTGGCAGCTACGAGTAACTGTTACTCTCAAGCCGAGAAGTTGACGAAAAAGTTCAAGAAGAGCTATTTATCTGCTCTCTTTTCTTCTTCTTCAAAGCTTATCTCTGCTTTGCAGAGGAACCGAATACCTCTTTTCCTCCCCCGTTGCATTGGCGGCGTCGGTCTCCCTAAAGTGACTGGCGTTTCTGGTGCTGTTGCTGGTTCCGTCTTAGTTTCTAAGATGGTTACCGGCCACGGCTCAGTTGCCTCTGCGTGGACATCCCGTATGGGATACAGGAGAAGAACCGGTCTTCTTGACGAGTCGCGGTCTGTAACCATGTTCCTCCATGAACTTGGTGCTCTCTCATCATGCGTCCCGATGACGGAGGAGGTGCTTTCACACCTCTCTCTGGTATCAGATCTCATGATGGGTTGCACCTGGGAGGATGGTTACGATGGTCCAAACGGACCTGAACGACTGCTTCTCGATCAACTTCAGCCTCCAAGTATTTCTTCACTTGGTCGAGACTGGGGTCGCTTTCGTCAGAGGATGCGGGGTGTTAAACCCCCTCCTCATGTCGTTGGAGCGGCGTGGAGTGAGCAGCGCCTTTCGGATAGTATTATCCGGCAGGAGCTTTTAGGTGTTTACTGGCCTTATAGGCCAGATCCGACACTTTCTATCCATCCCTGATGGTCTAGGAAGTGAGGGGGC